TCACTCGTCTAACGCTAGGCGCAGCCTACATCATGCTGCGGGCTCCAGGACGGTCGAAGGGGTAGGGGCGGGTCGGCGCGCACCCCGGGGCGGGGCGGGGGTCAGCGCGGCCGCTGTGGTGGTGGGGGTAAGGAACACCAGGCGCAGCTGCACCGGGTCAGACCCCAACCGGGCGGGTGTGCGCGGGCGGGAGGCCACCACCCGCACCTCCGGGGCCGGGCGGGGGCGGCGCGGCACGTCCTCCAGGGCGGGCAGCACCAGCTGTACCGGGCGGCGGGGGGCGATCCTGCGCTGCCGTACCCCGTCCGCCGTCGGGGCGGCCGCGTACGGCCACGGCCCGTCCGGGCGGATCCGGGTCGAGCGGGGTATCAGCCGGTTCTCCACCGCCGCGGCGAGCAGCTGATCGCGGGTTGCACGGTCCCGGTCCAGGCCCAACATGCCCACCAGGGCGGAGCGGTGCCAGTTCGCGGTCCGTACATCCATCCCCGCCAGAGCAGCCACCCGCTCCGGGTCGGTCTCCCGGGCCAGGGCGAGGAGGAGTTCGCGGCGCTGCGGGGTGCGGGCCTCGACCATGTCGCCGACCGGGGTGGGGGTGGTGTCGGCGGTGACCGTGTCGTGCCGCCGTGCGATCAGCCGGCGGTGCCGGGTCAGGGCGAGCTCTCCGCCGAGGACGCCTTCGGGTTCGACGAGGTGCTCCACCTGCCGGCCGTTCGCGTCGGTTTCGGTGGTGGTGGTGTTGGCGTAGGTGCGGCACAGGGCCAGGACTGGGCACCGGCTGCAAATCTGCAGGGCCGTCTGCTCCCGGTCCAGGCGGGTCTTCTGTGCCTCCGCACCATCCCCCGTGTACGGGCCCCACGCATCCAACGGCACCTCCGGGTCGCCCGCGGACATGCCCGGCAGGTCGGGGTCGGGGGCGCACCCCCGGTACCGGTAGTGCCGGTCGTCCACCAGGCGCTGCCGGGCGGCAATCGCATCGACGGTCGTGGTCATGGGTTTTCCCCCTCCTGCTGCGGGTTGTGGTGTGTGGTGCGGGCCAGCTCGGCGGTGACGATCGCATCGGCCGCGGCCATCACCGCGAGGTCGGCGGTGGCCCGGGCGGCGAAGTCCTCCGCGGCCCGCTGCTCGGCGACCGCGCGGGCGACCCGGGTACGGAACACCTCCATGTCCCTCTCGTGCGTGGCGTCCGTCAGGAGGGCGGCGGCGCGCTCCGTCCGCAGCACACGGCGCAGGCGGTGCAACTGCCACCACACCCGGCCGGCACCCGCCAACACGGCGAGCACCGCGGCCATAGCGGCGTACTGCTGGATGGTGGTCATGGCGGTCTTCGCCTCCTCTCCGGGGCGTCGGCACAGCGTGGGCACGGGCTTGGGTCTCGGGCTGGGCTTCGGGGTCACCGCGGTACACCCCCGGTCGGGGTGGGCGGCTCGTACAGGTCGGCCAGGCCCACATAGGTGGTACGCACGATCAGCTCCGCCAGCACCACCGCGGAGTTCCGCTCCGGCCGGTACCGGGCGTACGGGGCGGGCACCTCCTGCGGGCGGCGGGCCAGGTGGCGCCACACGGCCACACCGAACGGCGCGGACACGGCGAACGAGAGGGACAGGTACAGCACGACAACGCCCACGACGGGCCTCCCAACAGGTGGTGAAGATGACTGCGGCCGGCCCCGGGATGGGACCGGCCGATGGTTTGCAGCAGGTTGGCAGTAGCCGGATCAGGCGGCGGCGAACAGGGAAGATGCAGGTTCCGGCGCCCCAGAGAGCGCGTCGTGCAGCACCCGCGCCAGCAGCGGTGGGCAGGCGTTCCCGATTTGCTGGGCGACGTCCTTGCCCGACCACGGGTAGTCCGCGGGGAACGACTGCAACAACCCGGCCTCCGCAGGGGAGAACCGCGGCAACTCCACACCGCCCGGGCCGACGATCCGGGACCGGGACACCTTGCCCGTGACCGTCGCCGCCGGCTCGAAGCTCGTACGCCGCCCCCGGTTCTTCGGGTCACCACCGGTGCCGTAGTTCGAGATCACCTCGAACGGGCCGGGCCGGTCCAGCACCTCACCCATCGACACCCACGGCAACAACCCCGGATCACCCACAGACTGGGCGACACCCTTCCGATACGGGCGGTGCGTCGGTACCGGCAGTGCAACGGGGCCGTCGAGACGAGCCAGGAGCACCGACCGGCGGCGCGTCTGCGGCACCCCGTACTGCTCCGTCCTCAACACGCCCGTAGCAACGTGGTAGCCCTCCGCGGCCAACAACACCGCGTACTCGTCCCACACCTGCTGCACCTGCTGCACCTGCTCCAACAGGATCGTCTCGTACGGGCGCCCCATGTCCACCGCGGTCAACGCCCACCGCAACGGCTCCAACACCAGGCCGGTCCGGTCGTCGTCGAAGACGTGCGACACCTTCCTGCGGGCAGCCATGCTCCGGGCCGCGGACAGGATGCCGCCCAGGGCCGCACGCCCGGACCCGGCACCCGCCACGGTGAACGTCTGACACGGGGGGCCACCGGTGAGCCGTGTCGCGTCCGGGAAGTCCGCCGGCCCGTAGTCCCGAACATCACCGTGCACGGTCGGCAGCCCGGCGGCGATCCGCGTGGCGACCGCGTTCGCGTCCCACTCGATCCCGACCGCCTGGTCGGCGAGGTCGATACCACCGGGGCCGGCGAAGAGATCCACCGAGGCCATCAGGCGGCGCTCCTCTCGTGGGTGTCGGCGTGCCCGTTTCGCTCGTCACGGCGGGCCCGGAGCTGCTTGATGCGGGCGTTGAGCATGTCCTCGACCCGGGTCGGGACCTTCGGCTCACCGAACGGCACCATCTCGTTCAGCAACGCCTTCGCCTTTGCCTCGGCGAGGGCCTGGAGCGTGGCTTCCAAGGTGTCCCACCCGTTGCGGACCCGCTCCAGGAACGGCCCCAGCACCTGCTGCTGCGTCTCGGCCGGCGACATACCCCGCGGGCGGGATGCGGTGGCGGCCGGTGCGGGTTCCTCGTCGGCCGGCTTCGCATCCTGCTCCGGCAGCACAGGCGGGTCCTCCGGCTCCGGCAGCGGCGCGGCGACCTTCTCCCACTGCTCCGGCGGGTGAGCCGCAGAGAACTGGACGACCGGCTGCGGGGAGCCGTTGTTGTACAGCGACAGTCCGAACGCGTCGCCCAGGTGAGTCGCGGCCCGCTTGAAGGCCTGCGAGGTGGCGGTCTTCATCGCCATGTCGTGCGAGTCGGCCAGGTTCGGCAGGTTGTTGCCAGCGCCGGCTGCCTCTCCGTCCCAGTAGCCCAGGACGTTGCCGTGGACGTCCTTCACGGTCAGCCGGACCTGCGCCCGGTAGACCACGGTCCACTTGGACCGGTTGCCGTTGGGGGTCTCGATCTCGCGGAGCAGGGCAAGCTCCCGGTTCTCCGTGTCGTACCCGGCGAACCCGAAGACGCGGAGCAGGTACCGCTTGATGTCCCAGGCCTGCATGTGCGCAAAGCCCTTGTCGTCCTTGCCGATCCGCTTGGGGTCCAGCTGGCGGTGAAGGAGCCGGAGCTGCGGTGCGGTGAAGCGGCTGACCTGGTTTTGGGTGTGCGAGGTGGGGCCCTCCGCCGTGACGCTGGCGGGGGCCTCGGTGGCCGGGGCCATGAGGTCTCCTATGGGGTTATCGCCACCAGGTGGCGGGCCCGGGTGTGCTCACCGGAACCCGCCCCCGGCGGGGGCTACGACGTAGCCGCAGGGTCGATGCCGTACTTCTCCATCACGTACGTGATCCCGATCCGAATCGGGGACAGCTCAGGCGAACCCTGAGCCTTGATCTTCACCTCGTCGAACAGCTCGTTGTTCGGACGGACCTTGAGGATCGCCATCTCCGCGCCCTCCGGCCACTCCATGACGGGCGGCTCGTACTCGCCGGCCAGGTACTTCTGGAAGCCCTCGTTCATGTCGTCGTGAACGATGCGGCCGAGCGACGCAGCCTTGTTCCGGATCGCGTCACGCAGCGGCAGAGGAACCCGGGGCTGCCGGTCGGCACCCGACGGCAGACGCTCCGACGCCTCCCAGGCGTACGGGCCGATGTTGAACAGCGACATCAGGTAGTCCTCCGCCACGTACATCGGCAGAACACCCGACTCGCGAACCTGCTCGTACAGGTGCGCCTTCGGCCTGACGTTCAGGTTCACCATCTTCTCGCCAGTTGCGCGGCGTTCCTTCGTGGTGCGGTTGCGGGGCTGGAACTCCCCGGCGAGGAACTTCTCGAACCCCTCGTTGACGAGCGAGGTGATGGTGACGGCCGTGGAGAGCCGGTTGACTCCGTCACGAATCTTCTCGCGGTGAGACTCCGCCATGCGGATCGCGAGGTTGCTGCCCGTGCTGGTCTCGTCGACTCCCTGGAGGGCCTTCCACCCGCCGGGGCGGAGGACTTGGGTGATGGCGTCCGCGAGGTGGGGGGCCGGCTTTCCTCCGGTGCGGCAGAAAGCAGCGGCGTCCTGGAGCTGTGCGCGGAGGTTGGGGCTGGTCGGCACGGGGCGGGGTCCTCTCGGGGGGCGCCCACTGGACCTGATGTTCGGCGGGCGCTTCTTGGGGGCGTTGGCCACGCCAGTTTCCTCCATTCGTATTGCAGACGCCATACAGATCGGGGGTGTCTGCGACCCGGGACCGTCCCGGTGAACACCACAGTACCTGGTTTCGTATTGCATTGGCAATACGTTTCGTGTCATGGTGGTCGCACACCACAACACGCGGGGGTATCGATGAAGCACACCGACCGGCAGACCAGCACCAAGACCCTCGCCGACCTCTACCGCGCCCTGGACCGCGCCAACGCCGTGACCATCACTTACCTCAAGCCCGGCGAGACCGAGCCCACTGTGAGGACCATCGAGATCACCGAACTCCGCACCACCAGCGTGCGCATCCGCAAGGACGGCACCGTCAAGGGCGGCGGCATCATCGTCATCGCCATGTGCCGGCTCCGGGGAGAAGCCCGGGAATTCCACCTGTCGGGCATTCTCAGCTACACCGTCCACCGCATGGCCCACGTCCTGGACCGCCCGGCCCCCACCAAGTACATCCGGCCCGCCCCCGCGCCCGTCTCCGACGCGCAGGCCCTGTTCTTCTACGAGCTCGCCCGCGACCAGGACGACGCCGACTACACCCCGCGCACCCTGATCCAGTCCGACACCGGCCTCGCCGCCTGACCCGAAGGAACCCCATGAACGACTGCCGCACCTGTAAAGGCGAAGGCGCCCACCCCCAGTGCGACGGGGCCGGCTGCGTCGACTGCGACCCGGACACGGGCAACTGTCCGACCTGCTGCGGAACCGGCAACGACCCCAAGCACTGGATGCGCACCCGCGCCTGACCCCACCTAAGGAGCCCCATGAAGACCGAGATCACCGCCCGGACACTGGAACTCTCCGTCTCCGACGTGCCGCCCATCAAGTACGACTTCGTCCACTGCGATGTGGTGGGGCTGCGCATCGCGTACCACCGTGAGGAGGTCACCAGCGTCACGGCGTTGACCATCGACCGGGAGTCGAAGCTGCTGGTGTCGATCGCCTATCGGGTCGACCTCCAGGAGTTCTGGGAGCCGTGGATCCGGGATCTGGTTGAGAAGCACCGCGAGACCGCCTGACCCCGTGAACGCCGAAGGCCACCTCCGTCCCCGGGGGTGGCCTCGCTCACGGGCAGAACCGTGAGATCACGGTGATTGTAGACCGCACCTCGCGCCAGCCGCCACCAAACCGGACACTGAACCCATGGCCCGAACCGACCGGAACCAGCAGCCCACCCTCATCGACGACCCCAACACCGGGTACCGGCACCGGTACTGCCGACGCTGCGGACGGCCGCTGACCGCCCTCAGCTCACGCCTGAACGGTTGGGGCCCCGACTGCGACCCCAACCGGCACCCCGGCGCCGCCGCACCCCACGAAGTCGACCAAGACACCCTCCCCGGCACCTGACCTCGGCTCACACCCCCGGCGGCGGATCCAGCAACGGCACCACATCCACCGACCGGCGCACCTGCTCCATCGTCGTCGGAAACGGCTCCCACCCGTACTGGCCGGCCATCACCCAGTTCAACGCCGTGATCCCCCGCGCATACGCCTGCCTCAACCCCTGCGGCCTGAGCGGGATCCCGATCGGGCCCGCCTTCGACGGCACCAACGACACCCACAGCGCGGTCCGCTGACCCGTCAACGGCACATCCTCCGACACCAGGCGCTCCCGCAACGCCAACCACCGGCGCACCACCACCCGAGACCCCTCCCGCAACTCGAACCACTCCACCTCCGGCACCGGCGGCAACGCCGCAGCCGCCTCCAGCACGAGGGCCTCCGTCGCCTCCGAGAAGCGGTCGTTCCCCAACCCGGACAACACCTTCGACACCGTCACCGGATGCACCCCCGTCACCGCGGCCACCTCCCCAACCCGGTACTCGTCCAGACGCTGGGACCGCCGCCGCACCCCCACCGCCACCTCACCCGGCGCCAGGTCCGCCAACGTCTGCGCGGCCATCTCCCCCGACCGCGGCCCCGCGTCCAGCAGCACCGCGACCATCGCCAACAGTCGGGTGCGGTCCTCCACCGACAACGCCGTCCCGTCCCGCACCAACGGCCCCTGCGCGGCCAGATCCACCATCCCCCGGTACAAGGCAGCCAGCGACCGGTCATCCACCGTCGGCTTCAGCACGGGCACTTCCAGCTCCGGCAACCGCACCCACCGCCCCTCCGGCAACACCCGGCCGGCCAGGATCTCCAGGCAGTTCCGCACCACCCTGAGCGTCGTCACCGGCAGCGGCTTCCCCACACCCTTCTCCCAGTGCCGCAACTCCCCGGCCGCCGCCAACTCCCAGAACGGGCGCAACGCCGCCCACGTGAACAACTGGGCCGCCGACCTGGCTGCCCGGCCCGGCATCTCGTCCCGGCCCACCGCCCGGTCGAACATGCCGACCACCATCCGCAACTGCCGCAACCGGCCCTCCGATACGGTGCCGGCCATGCCGTCGACCACCGCCGACAGCTGCCGCACCGACGCCGCCTTGTACGCCTTGGGGGTCACGTGGGCTCCTCGCGCCGTTTCGCCTGCACCTTGAGCCACGGATTCTCCGCCCTGGACTGGGCCCGGTCCAGGTACTCCCGCTTCACCACGGTCGAGCCGGGCTTCCACCGGCCCTGCTTCGTCGGATCCTGGCCCGCTTCCGCGATGGCTTGTGCGCCGCCTCGGCGGAGCCCGTGGGCGGTGATCTGCTGCCAGTTGGGTGCCCCGGCTTTGTGTGCCCGGTTGCGTACCCAGTCGTTGATGGCGTCCCCGGTGACGTATGCCCCCCGCTCCTTGGCGGCCGCACGGCTCTGCAGGGTGCCCCGGGAGGTCAAGGCGCGGAAGAATGCGCCGTCGCGGACGCCGAGGCGGTGGAGGACGGTCAGCCAGTTCCGTACGGCGGCCACCGGGTCGAGGAGCGGGTCGGGGTCGGTGGGGATGTCGGTGTGTTCGCCCTTGGCCTCCTGGTCGGTCTTGGACGACCGGATGTGGAGGGTCACAAAGTCGTCGTCGACCGCCACGTCAGCGATGGACAGGTCGGCGAGTTCGACGCGCCGGTTGAGCGCTCCGTGGCCGAGGAGGAGCATGCACCGGTCCCGGACCCCGGCGGGGGTGGTGAGGTCGCACGTGGCGACCATGGCCCGCAGTAGCGCGTCGTTGATGGGCGGGGCCTTGCGGACGGCGGTGCGCTTCGCCCACTCCTTCTTGTACTCGTTCAGCATCCCCCGGGCCTCTCGGGTGCCGGGCTTCTTGTCCTCGGGCATCCAGGTGCGGACGGCGGACAGGGCGGCGCTGATGGCGTTCGGGGACCGGCCGAGGTCGATGAGGTGGGCGGCGTACTCGATGTACGTGGCGGTGGTGCAGGGCCGGGCGACGCGGCCCTGCGCGGTGCACCAAGCCTTGAACAGGTTGCGCTGGGAGGTGTAGTTGGCGCTGGTGTTCTTCGGCGCGGAGTGGTTCTCCATCCGCTCGGCGGTCCGCTCGGAGACGTACAGGTCCCGTTCGGTGTACGTCGGCTGGTCTGCCTTGGTGGGGACAGCCTGCCCGGGGTAGAGCACGGTGTGCCGGTCGACCGCCGGGCGCACGGTGGCGGGCGGGTGGGGCTGGATGGTGGCGGGGAGGCGGTCGTCGTCTACCAGCTCGGCGTCGACCACCTCCAGGTTGTCGGTCACGCCGGGCTGCCCGGCACGTCCAGGGCGCGGTCAGCGCGCTGGATCAGGTCGATCACCTCGCGCAGCTCCTGACCGTCCGGGACCATCACGCCGGTCCGGTGGTTCAGCATCAGAGCCTTGAGCGCCGCGCGGTAGCTTGTCGGCGTGGGCGTGCTGGAGTGGTACTCCCCCTCCGCCCCCTTGACGGCTTCCCCAACCCAGGAGTGCCGCCAGACCATCGGGAGGGTCCGGCTTACCCGGTAGGTGGTGGCGGGCAGGTGGATCAGAGCGCCCGGCTCCGCGAAGTTCATCGTCTCCGCGTCTTCGATCTGCACCCGGGAGAACTGGTCAGGGCTGCTGTGCTTCCGGGAGGGGTGGCAGAGGATCACCTCGTCCGAGGTCCTGCTGATGAAGATCCGAGTCACACCGGTGGGCACCACCCGTGCCGCTTCGCGGAGTTGGGTGCCCAGTTCAGCGATGGGGCGCTGCTGGTCAAGCATCCCCCACTCAAGGCGGAGCGCCCATGCGCCTATGGCGATCAGCGGAACGAGGATGGCCACGCCACCCCAGTAGCCGCTCGCCACTCCAGCGATCAGCGCGTAAGCCATCATCGCTGCGAACACAGCGAGGACAAGGCGGGCAAGGATGATTTGCCGAGTGAGCGTCATGCGCGGAGATCCCCTCTCAGGTACGCAGGCACGTACAAGGGAAATTATAGGTGGGTGATACAAAGCGCACAACAAACACGCGGGTCAACGCTGGGAGGTCTTTACATTATCTGGAGTGACACGCGCTGATGCCCCCGCCGTGACCATCCGGAGGGGGCATCAGTCGAACAGTGCGAATCTGCTGTGAGCGCGATCCTAAGCTCAGGGCTAGGAGTTGCCTCCGTCGCCCTGCACGCTCTCCCACGCCGTGGGGCCGTAGATCACTTCAATGTCGGCGATGGGCATGCCCGCCTCCTTCTTGAAGACGGTCAACGCCCCACTCGGGTGCAGTGTGTACGTGTAGGGGCTTGAGGAACATCCATGTCAGATCGTGCGCTAAGCCCTCGTCGTCCCTGGTGGGCGGCTGACGGAGCATCGATAGCGAAGTGTACCGGGCTCCGGAGGTGTCCTCGTAGTTCTGGTCCCGCTCGTCCGCCGGGTAGCCATCGGGCAAGGACGAAGCGTGCATCACGATGCGAACTGTCATAACCCGACTGTACGTTGCGGCGCGGTCGGTCAGCGCGCGTCGGCGGCGTGCTGCTCACAGGGCGACATCAGGTTGCGCCACTCGCCACGCTCGCCGAAGGCACCGACAGTGATGTAGCCGCAGTCCTTGCACGCCTGCCACGCCGGAAGGCTCGCATCGCACGCGGTGCACAGAGCAGCGACCAGGCGGCCGTCGACATCGTGCACGGGCTCGACGTTCTCGGTGAGGTGGCGGCAGCGGGCCGCCGTAGATTCGGGGGCCGACGGGGCGCTGCGGCGCAGGAATCTCATACGCCCAAGGTACCGGTCGCGCGTACAAGCCGGGCCGAACCGAAGGGGCCCGCCACTTCTGCGCTGTACGCAATCCTAAGGATCAGCTCGGATACAAGCCGAGGCGCTGAAGCAGGACCGTGACCCCATAGATCACAACGGCTCCCGCGACCCAGACCGTCACGGCGAGCGCCCGGTACTTCACCGCCCCACCGGCAGCAGGTGGAGCCCGGCGGGTTCCATGCCCGGGTCGTCGTCCGCGTTGTCGAGCCACCTGTCCAGATCCTCTCGGCAGAGCATCGTCGTGCCGCCGTGGTGATGCGTGATCCGGGCAACCGGGGGGTTCGGGCAGTCCGGTTGGCGTTGGCCGTTGCTGTCGAGGATGGTGATGCCGTCGAGGAGCTGGCACCAGCCAGACGATGCGGGTTGCTGAAGGCTCATGACTCCAGCGTGGCACGGGCGGCCCGGAGCCCTGCCCCTGCCTCCCGCCGCCAGGCCCGCTTCTCCCGTGCCCGCTGCGTCTTCCTCGACCAGCTGCGCGACGGGCAGTCCACCCCCGCCGGGCCACGACAGTACGGGCACCACGGCGACGACCAAGCGCCCAGCATCCGCGTCACCACTGGCACCGACAACGCAAAGCGCGGCCCCGCGCCCTCGCCAAAGGGACCGCCGCAGGACCGCGCCACGTTCGTACCGGTTGGAGCCCCCGTAGCACCGGGAGCACTGCCCACCGTAGTGGGACTCGTGGGCGCGGAGCCAGGGAAAGCCGGGTGCTGGCGTGATTCTGAGACAACCCGCTCGCGGCCCGTCACGGGTACAGCAGCCGGGACAGCGGGGCCGGCCGGGCGCCCGGTTCGTGTGGGCGCTCCGGCGGTGCGGGGTCGGGTGGTTCGCCGGGGTGGGCAGTGTCCGTGTCGGGGCTGGGCGCCTCGACCTCGCGGGGAGCCGGGTCGGTGCTCATGGCTGCCACTCGGCGGGGAGTTGGGTGTTGCAGTCCGGGCAGAGGTGGGCGACGAGCTCGCCGGTCGGCTCGGCGTGTACGGGTTCGGGGGTGAGGTGGTTGCACTCCCCCTTGATCCACTGGTTGAGGTTCCAGACGTCGGGGACGTGGATCCATTCCCAGCGGGGGTCCAGTTCGGCGCTCATGGTTCAAGGGTGCGCCCGGTGGGGCGAGTTGCTGCCCCTGGTGCCTCGTGCTGCTGCTTGTCCGTTGAGACGGGCCGAGGATGGCAGATCAGAGGGGGTGCGGCGCTGCCGGAGAGCTGAGCAAGATCACGTTATTAATGTCGCAAAGTTATAGGACAGCGAGGATGGCCCGGACTCCCGCCCCCCCCCTCCCCTACAGCTGCGTGATCACCAGGTTCCGCCAGAACGGGCGCACCGCCGTGTCGCTGATGCTGCCGTTACTCAACCCGAAGTAGCCGCCCCGGTAGCGGTCGTTCGGATTCGTCTCCGAGATAGGCCCCGTCGTCCACAGTGGATTGCCCAGCCGCCGCGCCTCGATCGTCGTAGGCGTCACGTCCACCTGAATGGTCATCGACTGGCCCGCCACAGGAGCGTCAGTCCCGATGTCCCCCGCGCCGAGCAAGATGCCGCCCGTCTGCGTCGTCACATGCCGGTACAGGCGGAGAACCCCGTTGTGGCGGAGGATCAGGTGATAGCCGTTGCTCGGGTTGATCGTGTTGAACTCGTACGGGTCGTCGCTGGCCTTCCCCAGGTAGAGGCCGCCGTGGACGTTGAGGTCGCTGCTGATCTGGTCGTACTTCATCTCGACCTGGATGCGGTACCCGCCGGCCCCGGAGACGATCGGGCAGTACCGGCCGAGCCCGTACGTACCGCGGGACCGGTTGATGGACACCCATCCGCCGGTCTCGGAGAACTTCAACGCCGCGTCGACGTTGTAGTCGGTCTGCGGGGTTCCGCCGGACTCCTTGACCTGCTGGTCCCACCGGGACGCGGTGGCCTGGGCGGTGGTGCCGCGCACGTACACCGGGTCCGACGACATGAGCCCGACCACTCCGTCAGCCTCCAGGGCGGCCCGCTGCCACCGGCGGTACACCGGCCAGCTGAAGACGGGCTTGCTTCCCGGCCGCTGCACGATCTCCTTGCGCCGAGCGGACGGCATCGATGTGGAGACACCCCAGTAGTCCACCAGGGAGTCTTTGGCGTCGAGCGCCGAGTTCTCGGAGTCGTCATTCACGTAGCACCAGGTCCGGAACCCGTTGTTCTTCGGCCAGACGAAGCTTGTGCCGACGTGCGCCTTCCAGATCACCGACTGGTTCGCGTGCGGGTACGACGTGGCCAGGAGGTTTTGGAGCGGGACGACGGCGTCGTTGCCCTTGGGCTCGACGAAGAGCACGACCTTCCCGAGGTATTTGTCGAGCATCCGCCGGAGCGGCACCATCGGCTGATCCGTCCAGCCCTGGCCAAGCATCACCCGGCCGTTCGTCAGGATCCGCTGGGCGACCCCGGTCGACGGATACGTGTTGAGTGCCCCGGTGTTGTACGTCGTCCGGTCGAGCGTCAGGTCGTGGAGGCACCACAGCTGGCCCTCGCTGTCGACGTTGACGCTGAGTTCCATGGCCTGGATGCCGTGGGCGATTGCGTAGTCGTAGGCGGCCTCGGTGTGCTCCGGTGCCACCATCCCCGCACCCCTGTGTCCGAAGACCTTCGTGCCGGGCTGGGACATGAAGGCATCGACCGTCAACAGGGCCTTGGGGAGGTAGAGACCGGCAGCTGCCACTGCCGCAGCCTGTACTGCTGCCGACTGGGCGTTACCCGCCTTGGTGGCCGCGTCCTGTGCTGCCGAGGCGATCGCAGCGTCTCGGGCGGTAGCGGCCTTGGTGGCGGCGTCGGACGATGCGGCGTCGACAGCTGCGGTGAAGGCGGCCCCTGCCGCGCCGGCCGGGTCGTACGCCTCGTCCGCGCGCGCCGCCTCCGCAGCGACGGCGGTGTCCGTGTACTCCTGGGCCTCCGCCGCCCCCGACGGGCCAACCAGCGACGCCAGATAGTCCGCCTCGGTGCCGGTGTTCCCGGCCTCCAGCCACACCTCGTAAGCCGACAGGCCGTCCGCACCGTCCTGCCCGTCGTCCCCCGCCGGGCCCGGCACGTACACGATGGTGCTGCCCCCGGTCGGGGCGTCCCCCAGGTCGACCCGCAAATCCCCCACCCAGTGCGGGCCGCCAGTCTCCGGGACCACGATGTACGTCATGACCGGAGTGCCGTCGTACGAGCGGCCCTCCATCACCGCCCACACCGTGTCCCCCGCATCCGCCTGGATCAGGGCGTTCGGGATCAGGTCCGCGGACCAGGTGCCGTCCTCCTGCGGCTTCACCGGCACGGGACGGACGACCTCCGCCTCCTCGCCGCCGGCGTACCCGATCGCCCGCGTGCCGGTGACGTCGACCAGCTCGATCTCGATCCGGGTCTGCGACGGGATCCCGCCGACCAGCTTGCCCGTCACCGTGGTCATGGAGTGTCTCCCGTACGACTATCGGAGGTGGCGGCGGCCGGGGCCGGCCGGTGCTGGGCGGTCCACACCATCCACGTCCGCTGGAGCATCAGCCCCGCGACGAGGAGCAGCAGGGCGGACCGGATGTACCGCAGGACCATGGCGGGGGTGCCGTCGAGGCCGGTGATGGTGACGACGACGGTGTACAGGCCGAGAAGGCCGATCGCCGCGGTGAACAGCATCAGGTGCCATCCCATGGGTGTCCGCCGCCACGGAGCCATCACGTGATAGGTGACGACGAACACCAGGGAGCACAGGAACACGAGGGCGCTGACCGCCAGGTTGAGGATCTGCGCAGGGCTCACGCCGATCTCCCCTCTATGGATGCGCGGAAGCGCGCTGCGAAGTGGTTCTCCTGCCGGGCCGCGCGGAGCGCCCCAGCGGCCTCGGTCACAGCGGGATGCCGTTCCTCAGCCTCCTTGCGTGCCGCCTTCGCCCGTCGCAGCGCGGACTCGGCGGCCTCCTGCCCATCCGAGGTGGACGGCCAGCGCAAGCGCTTGAACCACTTCACCGGGCGTCCACCTCCGAATCTTCCTCAAGCCCCATACGCGGCAGCGCCTGCAGCGCGTGCGCGGACGTGCGGGACAGTTCCAGCAGTTCCTTGGTCTGGTCGCGCTCCGACGTCCGTGCAGCCTCGGACACCGTGTGCGCCTCCCTCCAGGTATCGCGCTCTTTCAGCAGGTCGTCGTAGGTCCTGCGGGGCACGAGGCGCCCGGTGAGGACCATGAGGACGACGAGGGTGAGGAGAGCGACGGCCCCGCCTTGGGCGATGTCGATGCCCATCAGGTCGGCGGTCACGGGCGGCCCCCTCTAGGTATCTGCACGGGTGGGTCTGCTCAGGGCGCGGCGACAGCGGCCTTGGCCGGGTTGGGCGGAGCGGGGGCTGTGACCTGGGTACGAACGAACCACTGAGCGGCGACCATGACGGCGGCCATCCATGCGGCCTGCCGATCCGCCGACCAGTCCAGGCCGAGGTTCATGCCGAGCGCCAGGGCTGCCGCGGCGAGGCCGGTAACAGCGGCGATGACGCCGTCGCGGACGATCCACGCCACGGCCAGGCCGACGGCGGCCGCCGCGACCGCGTTGACCGCGGTCTGCGTGTCCTGGCTGACCTCCATCACGAACGCGGAGAAGAACTGGACGGCGACGGCGACAAGGCCGAGGATCGCTGACGGCTCCCGGCCGAAGATTCTGGGGGTGTTCACGGTGGCTCCTTGAGAGTTGGGAGGGGCTGGTGGTGGTCAGGACTTGGGTACCTTGAGGGCGTCCCAGGAGGACTTGCCGGGGATGCCGTCGGCGTCCGCGCCGGAGTAGCCGAGCTTGCGCTGCCACGCGGCGTAGGACGCCTTGTCTGCGTTGGTCCAGTTCGGGCCGGGACCGGACTTGTACTTGCCGCAGCCCTCGGCAACGAGCCGACGGCCCATGGCGGTGATGATCGGGCTGTGGCGGCCGCCGTGGAAGAACGCGGCCCCGGGGAACGGCTGGAGCGGCTGCGCGGAAGGCTTCGACGAGGCACTGCCGGACACCTTGAGCTTCTGGCCGACGGCGAGCTTGTTCGGGTCCTTGAGCCCGTTCAGCTTCACCAGGGCGGCGACCGTCGTCTTGTGCGCGGCCGCGATCCCGGAGAGGGTGTCGCCCTTCTTCACGGTGTACGTGCCCGTCGAAGCCTCGCCGCCGGAGCCCGAGCTACCGCCGCTGGACGGCTTGCCCGGGACGATGCTGGTGTCGATGCCGCCCGGATCCCAGTGGTCGTTGCCCGGCACCTGGGAGTGCCCGAAGTGGCCGCCCTTGGACTGCCACGTCGTACGGCTGCGGTTGGTGGCCGCTGCGGCGGTGGCGGCGGGCTTCCCGGCCGGCCACGTGTCGGGGATGCCGTGGGCGCGGCCGGCGGCGAGGAGCTTCCGGAAGTTCGGCTTCTTAGCCGGGTCGAAGTTCTTCGTCCACGGGGAGGCGGCCTTGCCGAGGACCTCGACCTGGATGTTGACCTTGCCCTCACGGTTCGTGCGGCGGGAGCCGTCGTTGCGGAGAGCGCGCCCGGACTTGGTGAGCGGCCCGAACTGGCCGAGCTCGTCCGTGACCGGATCGTAGATGACCTGCGGTTCGGCGCCCACGCGTATGAGGTAGGCGGCGATCGACCGGAAGTAGTTCCCGCCAGCCGGGGACTCGGTGGTGTGCCAGGTAAAGCGGGGCGGGTTGCCGGGGGTGTCCATGGCGCCACCGATGGACTGGCCGCCGAAGCGGACCACGCCGTCGATGTACGCCGGGCCTGCCGCCCCGCGCGGCAGAGGCACGTACTCCTCGGGGCCCTCCTCCCCCACGACTGCCATGGCTTCGGACTCGACGACCCCGCCGGTGGCGAAGCCGCCCTTCGGTGCGGGGTCGGGTTCGTAGACGCGGTAGTCGGCGGCGTCCGTCGGCACGTACACATCGAGGTCGCCGTCGTCCCGCAGCACGCAAAACGCCCCGGCGAGCCGCGGGTGGTCCTTCACCCACCGCTCAGAGTCCGTGAGCTCGGCGATGGCACGGACCTCGTCGACATGGGCCTGGTCGACGGTGCCGAGGTAGGTGGTGGTCGGGGTGAGGGTGTCGTCGCCGGGGTCGATGTGGTCGACCGCGGCGTGGAAGGTGGTCACAGGAGGACTCCGTCCTTTCGGGGCTGGATGACGTCGGCCTGGTCGCGGATGGCCAGGTACGTGGAGAGGCGGAGCCGGCCGTCGCCGTGGTCCCCCCACGCGGCGCCATGTGAGTTCCTGAAGCGCAAGATCGAGTGCTCGGGCATGAGGGTGCCGTCGTCGAGGGCTACGGTTTCGAGGGCGGTGACGCATACCTCGTGGCCGCCCTCCAGAGGCGAGTCCGCCCACGCCGGGTCGGTGTCGATGAAGCCGTCCGGGTCCGGGCTGCTGAAAGCGGCATGCCAGGGCATGCCGAGGAGGACCGGCCCGGTCTGCAAGAGGGCGCAGAGTTCCTCGGCGGTGGTGGCGTGCCCGTACTGGTCGATCAGCCCGCGTGCGCGCATGGCTTTGGCGACGCCGAGGCCGGACGAGCCGACGTCCTGGGTGGGCCACGCGTACTCGGACCACTGGTCGCAAGCGGTGGCATCGGCGTACAGACCGATCGCGAAATGCTGCGCCATCGCCGCATCCGCGAGGTTCAGGGCTGCGGCGTGAGCCTGCTCGGGGGTGAGGAGGATCGACAGGAGGGCGGTGGCCGCGTTGCCGGTGCACGACGCGAGTGCGTCGGTGTCCGACTCGAGACCGTAGGCGTCCGCGGTGTGGATGCCCTGGGCGATCAGGTTGCGCTGGTCAAGAACGGGCAGGCGGGGTTCCCACGCGGTGGCGCGTAGCGGCTGCCCGTCGTACGGGCGCCGGTAGGCGAGACTCCGCGGGTCCAGGACCATGTGCCGGCCGAGGCCGGGAGCTGTCTCGTACGTGCGGATCGTGAGATCGGTGGGCACCGTGCCCGTGCTCCTGCACTCCCCGCGCCCAGAGCAAATGTGGTTGGCGTGCTGCGCCGGCCGGGGCCGGGTGGCAGTCCCTCGGGGGTGGTGCGGGGCGGAGGGTCGCCCTACGGATCAGCGTACGGGTGTGCGGGCCAGGTGCTCCCCCTGGTCAGTGGGACCAGCGGCGGACGGTGAGGACCCCCAGCGGGTCGACGGTCAGCGTGTGGCTGGCTTTCGCCGCGGTGGAGTGGGCGTCGGCGCGGAGCACGATGACGATGCGGTGCCCGTCCGGCCAGTCCGCTGGGACCTCGTAAACAGCACTGTTGTGGACGGGCAGGTGGTGGCGTTGCGGGTCGACGTTGTCGCCGCTGCTCGGGCCGATACGCCACCAGTCGCCTGCTGTGCCGAGACCGGAGTCGCAGTCGTAGGCCCACAGGTGGTGGCCGACGCCGATGTTGTAGCCGCAGTCGTTGGTGAAGCGGGCGCGGGCGTCGATGTCGAGGAGGTCCCCGGCGGTGACGGGGACGACGGTGCGCAGGATGGTGCGCCACGTGTTGGTGGGGAGGTCGACCGGGAGGGTGGTGGGGACGACGTCGGTGCTGGACCACAGCCCGAAGGGGCTGCGGGTGCCGCTGGTCATGTTCACGGGGTGTCCGGGGTGGTCGGTTCGACGGGGGTGGGTGTGGGTGTTTCGGGGTCCGGGTCCGGTGCGGGCTCGGCCGGCGTGGGGGCGGGGCGCAGGTCGGTGTAGGGCTGCCCGCAGCGGCCGCACTGGCCCATGTAGCGGGGCGGGTTGTAGTTCCCGTACGGGTAGTAGGTGCCCTCGAACGCTTGGTCTTCGACGGGGCAGTCGGGGGTGTGGCAGACGGCGATGAGCTGCACGGACGGCGGGAAGTCGTCGCCATAGTCCTCTTGGGCGGTCACGGGTACTCCTAGGCGTTCATGCCGATGACCATCCAGTGGACGGTGAGGGCGGTGGTGTTCTGGCGGGTGGCCCAGATGGTGAGGCCGCTGGAGGTGAGGTTGGTGAAGCCGACGCCGGTGACGCCGTTGTTGCTGGCGGTGTAGCCGGGGGCGGGGTTGGCGATGGAGACGAAGGCGCGGAAGCTGGTGCCCTGGACGGACAGTCCGGAGACGGACACGGACGTGGGGGTGTTCGCTCCGGAGGGGGTGACGGCGACGCTGCCTGCGGCGATGTTCCCGGCGGTTAGTACCCCTGCTGCGGTGATCGCGCCGGTCGTGGTGAAACTTGCGGCGGTGACGGATCCGGCTGCGGTGACTGCTCCGGCCGCGGTGACAGCGAACTGGTCGACGGAGTTGACCTGAGCCCGGATCAGGCGGCCAGTGTGTCCGCTTTTGGCGGCAACCCAGAGCGAGGAGTTCGAGGAGACCGGAGGTTCGATCACGAACCGGCCCTCGTCGAACGTGAACACGCCCTGGGTGATTTGCAGGATGGTGTTCGTGGCGGCGTTGGCGGTGTCGATCCAGGCCATGGTGGCTTTGTCGGGGGCAAGGTTGATGTAGCCGCCGAGGATGGTGTTCTGGTCGGACTCGCGGAATCTCCCGGTGCGCCATCCGTTGATGGCCCCGTCGGCTCCGGAGCGGGTTGCCCACCGCCAGTCGGTGACGGCCCCGTCGGTGAACGGCCCGGAGGACAGGACGAGGCCGGGGCGGGTGGAGTCGCCCATGCCGTTGATCTCTCCAGCGATGACGCCGGTGTCGTTGAGCCAGACGACGGCGGGCTGGGGCTTGCTGGGGTCGATGGCGATCTGCCATCCGGTGGATGCGGTGGTGAGGACGGTGCCGCTTTCGATGTCGACGAGTCCGCCGGCGCCGTCGTCGGAGTGGAACTCGGCGCCGTTGATGACGCCGCCGGTGATGGTTTTACCGGTGATGGCGTCGGCTTTCAGCGCTACGGCGTCGACCGCCCCGGCGGCCAAGAGCCCCGTTGTGATCGCGTTCGCGTAGACCTTGGGGGTGGTGATCGCCCCGTCGGCAATCAGGGTGCTGGTGATCTCCCCGATGCCGATCTCCCCCGCCACGGGCTTCGGCGTGTACGGGCCGACTTGGGCTGTCGGGGGCGACGCGGTGCCGGAGGTGTTGCGGGCCAGGAGGCGCACGTACTGGGGTGTGGTGGCGGGGATGTAGACGATGCCGCCCTGCGCTGTTTCGATCGTTGCGACGAGAGACTCGGCGTCCGGGGTGAACTCGCTGGTGGGTGAGGCGTGGACCTCGACCCGTGCCCAGTCCAGCGGGATGACCGCGCCGTCGGCGAACAGGCCGTCCCACCCGGCCGAGACGCCACCGAGTGCTGGGGCGGCGGTGGGTGTGGCCGGTGTCGGCGGCGGTCCGCCGTTGACGATGGTGACGGCGGTGGTGCCGTCGCCCTGCTGGCCGACGATGCCCCGCAGCGATCCGGTGCTGTCCCGGACGACGAGTGCGGTGTCGTCGAGGGACGCAGACTTCAGCCGGGACTGGGCTTCCACGTTCTTCAGGCGGCGTTCGAGGTCGGCGAGTGTGCGACCGATGTCGTAGGTCACGAGGTGACACCTCCGTACTGGAACGCGTCGGCGGGCTGTAGGTCGACGACGGCGCGCGGCCCGCCGTTGGCGTGCGGTTGGATACGCCACCCGGTGATGCGCCGCCACCCGACATAGGAGGTCCAGGCGTTGTTGACGCGGGTGTACACGTCGTCGCCGACCTGCCACGACCCAAACGGTGCGGCGCTCGTGTTGCGGATGGTGATCTGGTCGACGGAGCCGAGGTTCTGCCGGCGGGCCCGTTCGGCCGCGGCCCGGGAGGCGAGGATGTCGCGGCCTTTCACGTCGGGGATGTCGATGAGGTGCTCCAGGCGCAGCCGACCGTTGCGCACCGCGGAGATCTCTGACGGTTTTGCGGAGCCGTCGCCTTCGCCGGTGGCGATGACGACCTGGGCGTAGTCGTCGGCGGCCATCGACACCGGGGGGTCCTCAATGATGTTCACGCCCGAGGAGAAAGTAATGTCGGTGCGGCGGGCCCCGAGGCGCGGCCAGCCGAGGCGGACCCGGCGGACGGGGGCGGTCTTGCCGGTGTTCCAGGCGACGTCGCAGGTGTAGTCGGGGGTGGCCTCACCGGAGACGAGGTTGTCGACGGCCTCCCCGAGGACGGGCTTCTCCCAGAACGGGGACGCGAGCGGCTCGGCGGGGGTGCCGACCTTCGCCGTTGAGGTGGTCGAGTCGACGGTGACACCAAGGTTCCCGTCGGGGATGGACTGCGCGTACGCCCAGATGTCCCGGACCACGGTGCACGGGTCGGCGTACACGTACGGCCCGCGGCCCCCGTAGTTGCCATCCAGATCGCGGCGCTTCTGCAGGTACGACGACCACGACGCGGCTTCCAGGGCGAGCTTGTCGCCCTGCATCTCCAAGTGCCACACCAGGCCGCCCCAGCGCAGTTGCTCGTTTTCCTCGACGTAGATGAGGGTGGTGCCCGGGCTGATGAGGGTGGGGTTCTGCGACAGCAGCCGGGGTGACAGGGTCCCGGACAGGCTGCCGGGGCCGTTGAGCTCCGGCCCGTACTCCAGATCCCCCAGCGGCAGGGCCGTGGACAGCCACGCCCCGGTCAGCGCGTGCTGGGTGAGGACCCGGCCCGGGGTCACCGGGGCGCCTCCTCGAACTCCACCTGGGCGGTCAGCATCGCGGCGGCGTCGACCTGCATCTGTCCGGTGTTGCCCGTGGCTCCGGCGCCCTGGAGGCGCAGGAGCTGGGTGGTGCCGCGGTAGGCGTCGGGGATGGTGAGGGTGTCGGCGACGAGGCTGTTGATGCGGCGGGTGCCGGACTGGTTGTCGTCGAGGGTGGTGGCCTGAAGGATGAGGGATGCCCCGAAGGTTGCGCGGAGGACACCGTAGAAGGGGTTGACGAGGAGGCGAAGCCCGGCCACGTCGATCTTCGCCCGGATGGTGGTGGCCCAGCTGGGGATGGCGATGCTCCACCCGGCGGCGGTGGAGAAATAGGAGTAGACCAGGCTGCTGCCGGTGATCGCCGTGGAGGCGGTGGCCGGTGACTGGGTGAGGAGACGGGATTCGCGGCGGGGATTCGCGACCTTCCGGATGTCCTTGATCATGGCGTTGGTGATCGTGGACGTGGATGCGGGAATGTCGATCCGGGCCAGTGGGATACCGGTGCGCCCGTCGGGGATCGCCGTGGCGGACGAGGACACGTTCGAGATGACCTGGAAGTAGTTGATGTCGTCGACTTCCGGGTTCAGCGTCCCCTCGTACTGGGGGTCCTCGACGCGCAGGATCAGCATGTCGGAGCGCGGCGACCCGCCGGTCGAGGCGATGTCCACGGTGTCGGAACCCTGGTTGCGGACGGCGTAGCTGCCCTGGAACGCGTTGACGCGACCGCGGACGACCCCGGACCCGCTGGCCACCTGCACCCCGGTCCCAGGCGTTCCAAGCTGAGTGACCTTCAGGTCGGTGCCCGCAGTGATGCCCTCCGCGCCGCGGGCGAGGTCCTGGACCATGGCCCGGAACTGCTCGGCGGAGTGGGTGGCGCCGTCCGTGAGGATCGGCACTTGGTACAGCGGCATGGTGCGCTCCTCAGAGGGCGGTGTAGGCGTCGCGCCAGGTCAGGCGGAGACGGGACGAGTTGGTGTTGTCGAACCCTGTCCACCGGAACTCGGACTGGCCGGGCGGCAGGCTGAAGAGGTCGATGCGGGATGCGGGTGACAGGAGTGCGGAGGCGTTGCCGCCGTTCTCCCGGGTGACGGTGCGGTAGCCGGGCCGGGTGTCGATCTCCACCCACTGGCCTGCGGTGAGGTTGAGGGTGGGCAGGTCGAGGCGGCGCCCGGATGTGGAGTGAATGACGCTGACGTTGGCGACGGGCCCGGTGATGCGGATGACCGGCCACGCGTTCCCGGTGCCCTGGTTGTGCGCCCACCCGGGCCGGTCCGCGGCGGTCGTCCCGGACTGCACGAAGATCGGGGCGACGACGGGGGCCGCGAACCCGCCACCGGTGAGCCAGCCGAGAGGGATCTCCGTGGTGGTCTCCTCGTCGGCATAGAACCCGGGGTCGGTGGCGATGAACTCGATGTCCAGGGGCACGTAGCCGTGGATGACCTGCTTGTACTCGGGGTCGACGCGGCGCAGCCGGCCGTCGAGGCGTTTCACGGGGCGGCCCGGGCGCAGGATCCGCAGCGGCATCGTCACCCCACCGGCGAGGCGGACCGCGGGGTCGTCGGCGTCAACCTGGAGGGCGGCCACCACGTCGTGGCACGCTGCCGGGTCGCCGGGGATGCGGATCGCGGCGTCGATCTGGACCTGCCGGGCCGCGTAGTAGTCCGGGCCTGCGAAGGCCCCGTCCATGGACGGCTGGTCGACGTCGGCGTCCCGGACCGGGGGCCGGCCGAGACCCGTGGTCTCCAGGACTTGGATGGGTGTTCCGGCGCCCATGAGGACGCCGCCGAGTTCGTACTGCCAGTCCGTGAGCTCAAGCGGCGGCACGGGCGTTCACCCCTCCCCTGCGAGCCCTGCGGACCTGGCGTCCGACCTGGGATGCGATGTCCGACGCTGTGGCGCCGGTGCGGACCGTGGTGACGTTGACGTTGGTGTCGCCGCCCTCGCGGACGATGACGAGGGGGCGGCTGCCGGATACGTCCGTGAGGCCGACCCCGAACCGGGCGGCCACGTCGCGGAGGACGTTCGTGGCCGGGCCGCGTTTGCTCGCCCCGAGGGGGATGTACGCCTCGCCGCCGGTGGCCGGCTCGGCGAACGTCACGGCCCCGCCGCGGGTGGCGTAGATGCCCTCCCGGATCCCGCCGTTCTCGTAGCTGAGCCCCTTGTTCGCGCGGGCCAAGTCCGCGATGAACTTCGACGCCCTCGAGCCGAGGGACGCCTTGATCTGGGACTGGGCCTTCGTGGCGGTGGCGATGATGGCGTCCTCGCCGAGCCCCGTGGTGTCGGCGACGTTGTGGATGCCGGTCTTGTTCGTCTTGATCGCGGCGATGATGGCGATGAGCTGGTCGACCTCGTCGTTCGTGAGGGCGCTGTTCGCCTTCTGCGCCGCGGTGTTCGCGCTGCTGGCCTTCTTGTTGTCCTTCACCGCGGCGGCGGCGAGCTGCTGTGCGGCGGTGTCGCCCTGGGCGGCGAGCTGCTTGGCGAGGTCCCCGTACCCGCGGGCCGCCAGCGTCGCGAGGTTCTTCGTGAACGCACTGTCGGCGCCGGTGGCCTTGTCGAGCTGCCGGGTGTAGTCCGTCAGGCTGGCCTTCGCGGTAGCGGACAGGCCGCGGAGGGCGGCCGCCATCTCGTTGATGTACTTCGTCGACCCGTTCGCCATTTTCTTCGCGAGGGCCACACCGTCCTTGCCCATCGCGGCGAGGGCGTCGGCGACGTCACCACCGACCCGGTCGGCGACCTTCTCCAGGTCCTTGTTCCAGACCTGAGTGGCCTTGCTGTTGGCCTTGAGCTGCTTCTCGACCGCGGCCAGGGAGAAGTATTCGACTTCCTTGGTCTTGCCGCCCTTGACCTTGACCTTCTTGGTCTTGTGCCCGGCCTGCCCGGCGTCCGTCGGGGAGTACAGGGACCCGCTGGTGGGGTCGTACCGCCAGTCGGTGACGTTGCCGTCCGCGTTCCACTGGATCGCGTTGGGGTCGCCTCCGAGGCGCCGCACGATCTCCTCGGTGATGGCCCGGGAGCGGGGTCGCTTCGACGGGGCGAACGGGACGTAGCCCTCCCCCATCGTTTCGGGCTCGGCCCACACCCGCATCGCGCCGGCGGGGGCAATCTGCGCGACATGGTTCTCGGACCCGGAGGCGAAGTGCTGGACGGTACGGCTGCGGATACCGCCGTCGGCGTAGTAGTCGACTACCCCGCCGTCGGCCTCCCGGAGCTGAGACCCGTACGCGCCCTCGCGACGAGCCGAGCTGCCAGTTACCCGGTAGTTCGTTGTGATCGTGATCGTCTTGTCGGACAGGCTGTCCCGGGCCGACTTCACCGCCCATAGACCCGACAGGGCGCTGCCGGTGTTCGCAGTGACCTTGACTCGGCCGTCGGGCAGCGTCTCAGTTTTGTAGCCGAGACTGTTGAGCAGGGCAATGGCGTCCGAGGTGAGGGCGTCGACCGTGACGGACTTGCTGCCCGGGGTGGCCTTAATCGCGGCAATGACCTGGTCGAGCCCGGCGATGGCGTCCTCGGTGCGCATCGTGATGTCGGTACTGCGGTCGGCAGGGATCTCGAGGATGCTCTGCGCCAGGGCGCGGGCCTCGGCCTTGGTGAGGCCCATCTGCTGCCCGTACTCGACGATCTTCGACCGGCCGCGTTCGTAGATCGCGTTGACGTCTTCCCACGGCTGCCCGGATGCCCGGGCCGCGGCGGCAGCCTCGTCGGTCTTCGCTCCGAGATCCTGCAGAGCAGTCGCGGCGGCCTGAGCCTTGGGGCTGTTCAGATCGAGCTGCCCGTTGACCATGTTCAGGGCGCCGGCGTTCTCCTTCGCCGCCTTCGCCGCGGTGTCGATTGCCGCCTCGAAACCGATCATCCCGCCGAGGGCGGCCCGGTTGACGTCGTTCAGGGCCTGGATCGCGCCGCGGAGCCCGTCGGCGGAGGCCCGCTGCTCGTCGAGCTTCGTCTTGACGTCGGCGGCCTGCTGCCCGAACAGGCCCATCCCGGCGATGGCGAGTTCCTGCTCGGCAGCCGCAGCGGCCACGGCAGCCTGATAGGCGGGGAAGAGGTCGGCGACTTCCTTCGTGGTGTAGCCGGCGTTCTTCGCAGCCGACTCGATCAGGTCGAAGTCGGAAGCGGCTTGCTTGCCGTATCCGGACTGGACCATGCCGGCCATGGCCTCGTCGAGGGCTCCGAAGTCGTCTTCCAGGGCGGTGAGGGACTTCTCGCCCTTGGTGAAGTCCTGCCAGAGGTCGTTGGCCTTGCTGCGGAGCGCGTCGAGGGGGCCGATGCCGCTGTTCCCGAACGACTTGACGTAGTCCTCGTTCTCCTGGGCGGCATCGCCGATCTCGCCGATCTTGTCGACGAGGCCGGACACGTCACCGAACGTCTTCTTCAGCTCGCCGCCGAACTCGCCGGTCTCGGCAAGGCGCTTGAGGCTGGTGGTGAGCCGGTCGACGTCCGGCGGGGCCCCGCGGGCGTTCTCGGCGAGCTTCGCGACACCGATTGCGGCGACGGCCAGGACACCGAGGCCGACGGCGGCCTTCTGCATGCCGGTCATGCTCGCCGCGGTGGCCCGCAGGGTGGTGCTGACACCTGCGGCGCGCATGATGGCGAAGTACGCAGCAAGGCGTGCGGCAGCGGCGGATCCGGTGACCGCGCCGAGGGCTGCGGCGCCGAGGGTGACGAGCTTGAACCCGGTGTACAGCTGCAGGAGGACCGACAGGAACTCAGGGGGCACCGAGGCGACGAGCTGGGCGAAGATGTTGACGAGTTGGAGGATGCCGACGCCCATGTCGGAGGCGGCGACGAGGAGGGTGGTGGCGGCCCTGGCCAGGTTCATCAGGGTGTCGCCGACGAGGGGCCCGTTTGCGCGGGCGTAGTCGAGGAACTCCCGCAGGTCTTCGCCGACCTCCCCGTTATTGAGGGCGCGGGTGAAGTTGACCAGGTGGGTGGTGCCGCGGGCGAGGGACTCGGTGGCGAACCGGGTGAAGCTCGCGACGAACCGGTCCCAGCCGGGTGTCGTCATTCCGCCGGCGGCGACGTTGAGGAGCCGGTCGAGCTCCTTCGACGTACCGCGGACCAGCGGGGGCAGGTCCGGGAGGATTGCCCGGAACAAGCCCATGCTCTTGGTGACGACGGGCATCGTGTCGCCGGCCAGGGCGTCGGAGAAGTCGTTGTACTCGTCCTTGACGACGGCAAACGCGGCAGCGGTCTCCCGGGCTGCGGGCGGCATCTCATCGAGGACCCGCAGGTAGGCGGCTTCGGCTTCGGCGGCCTGCTCGGACGCTTTGCCGTGCTCGTCGATCGCGTCCTGGTACTTCGTCTCCGCCTCGACCGCTTCGGTCAGGGCCACGATCTGCCCGGCCACCGCGACACCGAACGCGCCGACCGCGGCACCGGATGCGGTGAGGCCGGCGGCGATCGGGGCGGTGGCTGCGGCGATGGGGATGAGCGCGGTGCCGAGGGCGACCGCGGCCATGATGAGGTTCTTGGTGTTGCCCGCGGTGCTGTTGGTGGAGTTGCTGACCGTGCCGAGGGTGCCGTTGAGGCCGCCGAGTCGGCCGGTGACCCGGGTGAGGGTGCCGTCCAGGTCGTCCATGTCGCTGCGCAGCGTGCGGCTGTTCCCGGACAGGGTGGTCAGGTTGGTGTTGGCGTCCCCGGCGGCCGTGCCGAGGGTACGGAACCCGGCGGCCGCGGCGGCTGCCCGGGTGCCGATGTCATCGAGGGCGTTCGCGGCTGCTTCGGCCCGGGCGCGGAGGGTCCGGAGCGCCCGGGCGAGGTCGCGCGCGGCGCCTTCGGCTGCACGGAGGGCCATGGCGGCGGCCGCGCTCTGGTTGGTCAGCCCACCCAGGGCGGTGTTGGTGCGGTCTGCGTTGGAGTGAATGTCCCGCATAGCCGCGGCGGTCGCTGCGATCTGGGCGGGGTCGCCGTCGAAGTCGACGCGGATCCGGACCGGGGACAGGGCCTGGATGTCTGCCAGGGCGGCCCGGAGGGATGCTCGGCCGGTGGTGGTGTTGTCGTCGAGGTGGGCGGTGATGCGGATGTCGCGGACGGCCCGGTTGAGGTTGCGTTCGGCGTCGGCTGCCGCCCGGGCGAGGTCGCGGAGGTCCCGGGCGCCGTTCTGGGCTTGGCGGGCCATGCGCTGCAGGCGGCCCCGGGCTGCGTCGGATGCCCGGCCTACACCCGCGATGGACCCCTGCGCGGTGCGTGAGGTGGTGCCGAGGCGGCGGACTTCCCGTTCGGCGTCGGAGGTTGCCCGGGCGAGGGTGCGGGCGTGCCCGGCGTTGGCCCGCAACGTCCTGGCCAGGCTGGCGCCCTGCCCCCGCAGGGACACATCAAGGTTCCAGTGGGCCACCGGTCGCCCTCCTCTCCATCAGTACGCGGCTGGTCAGGGTCAGGTTTTGAGTGCTTCGGCGACTTCCATGGCGGCGGCCACCGACGCGGGAAGCAGGACGACTTTCATGCCGGCCCCCGCCTGCCCTTCGGGAATGTGCTGCTGCTCGCGCTGTAGTTCTTCGCAGCCGAAGCAGCGGCGTGCGGATGCGACGTAGGCGTAGGGGTCGCCACCGAGGTCGGGGTCCCACTCGTCTTCGCGTGTCCCGCACGTGCAGACGGTCCGCAGGTAGGCCTGGTAGGCGAGGGCCTTGGCGCGGTCGAGGGGAGTCCACGTGCCGGTGCCGATGCCCCGGAACTGGGAGTGGGGCATGCCGTGGTGGTGGCACAGCTCCAGTTCGGCACGTAGCTGCTCATCCTCGATCAGCCTTTTCCCAGGTCCATGCGGTCCGCCTGCTGCACCCTGAGAGCGGCAGACACGAGTGCCTCGCCTTCGGCCTGGGACCACTCGGCGAGGAACTCGGAGGCGTCTTCCTCGGTGAGCGGGTCCAGGGACGCTGCGGCGATCAGGATCGGGGCCATCGTGTCGGGGTTGAAGTCGTAGCCCTTCCCGGCTTGCTCCTCGGTCGGCGGGTGCGCGGCGAGGAGCTCGCGGAACTCGCTGCGGGGCAGAGCCTGGAAGCGCAGTTCGACGGATGCCTCGTCGAGAGCCGCCTGCGCGGCGGCCAGGTGCTCGGATGCGGCCTTCGCGGCGGCCTGGGATGCCTTGTCGCCCGGGTTCTGCTCCGCGGCTTCCTTGGCCTGCTGCTCCAGGAACCGGGCGGTCGCGGCCGCCTTCTTGAGGTCCTCGTCGTCGCAGATCGTCAGGGTGACGGTGGGGCGGGTGCGGGCGCGGAGCTTGGCGAGCTTCGCCGCCCAGTGCGCGTCTGCGGCAACAGCTTCGGCCGGGGGTGCGGGCGTGCGTGCGGTCATGAGGTGGTTCCTCCGTCAGGGGAAGGGGGACCCGGCCGGGCGCGCGTGCGGCGCCCCTTCCCGAACACTGCTCGGGCCCGGCCGGGAGCTGAGGGGCCAGTTACGGCGTGGCGGCGGGCACGGGGGCGCCCTGGACCGGCCGGGAGGTGATGGAGCAGGTGACGACGAACTTCGCGGCCTCGTTGTCCGCGGTGTACTGCGGAGACTGGGAGGCGACGCGGATCGGGAAGACGTCCATGCTGTTGTTCGCGGGGACGTCGCCCTTGCGGAGGATGACCACGTACCCGGTGGTGCCCTTGGCGAGCATCTCCTCGATCTCGGCGTCGACCTCGTCCTCGTAGAACGTGAACGTGGAGGTGTCGGCCTTGTCCGAGCCGGGGATCGTCGAGTCGTAGGTGTCCGCCATGTTCGGCGTTTCGATCTCGTTGTTCGCGACGGTCCAGCCGTCCATCGCCGCGATGAACTCGGAGAACTCCGTGCCGGCAGTGAGCTCGGTACGGGTCGGGATCATCGTTCCGGCGGCGATCGTCTCGAGGAAGTAGAACTTCGACGTTCCGCGCCGCATGTACTTCTTGACCGGCATGAGTGGGCCCCTTGTCCCGGGGCTCGGCTTGAGATGCTGGCCCCTTGAAACCGTTGTGTGGGAGTCGGCCACGAGTGGCACGTCCGCGCAGGGGCCGCCGCGGTGCGGTGTAAAGCCTGACCGTGGGTCAGGCGGAGGTCAGGTCGAACCTGAACCGCTGTACATGACTCATGATGGCATCGGCAGGGTCGGATGATCCCCCCGGTTCGGTGTCGAGGCTCCGGCCGATGACCTTGGCGTCGGGCACGACGAGCGGGTGGAGCCAGAGGCCGGTCGCCGGGTCGCGGCCGAGGATCACAGTGCGGACCTTGTCGGCCATCCACTCGACTTGGTCGGCCACACCGTGCGAGTCGGGCCGGGTCGGGTCGGGGCCGGAGATGGAAGTGACCTGGTAGACGAGGGTGATGTCCTCGTTGAGGTCGGTGAACGGGGCACCGCTGGTCTGAGCGCTCACCGCCTGCAGCAGGTAGTACGGCGGGTTTGCTTTCGCCGGCTTGCGGCCACGGCCGACGGGGGTGTTGGTCGCGGAGGCCAGCAGTGCGGACAGTGCCATCGTGACGGGCAGGCGGGCGATCACCCCAGCACCTCCTCAACGGCGCCGAGCATCTGCTCGCGCAGCACGGCTTCCATGCGGGGCACGGCGGGGCCGACGTGCGGGTACGGCGGCTGGTAGAAATGTCGGCCGATGCTGTCGGTCATGTCCCAGAACCCGTACTCCAGGCGGCGGCCCTGTGGGGCGTTGGTGCCGATGGTGCACTGCGCCCCATGCGGGATGGACCGGCCGACGACTTCCCACGAGGACCGGTATTTGCCGGTGATGACGTTGGGTCCGGGGCGGCCGGTGGCGTTGGCGCGAATCATGCCGCGGCCGAGTTCGGCGGTGTGGACGACGCGGCGGGCGATGGCGTCACCGAGGTTGTCGGCGGCATCCTCGAGCCGGTCGGCCATCTCATCGGGAGTCATGGTGCACCGTCCGGGGCGGGCCGGTTCTGGTCCAGCGCGGTTCGGCGTACGACCTCGACGGTTCCGGCCTGGCCTTGGTCTGCGCAGATCCAAGTTCGGCCGAGGAGCGACGTGCGGGCCGGGTCGTGGACTGCAACGACCGACACCACAGCGTGCTCTTCGGGGATCGGTGCGGACAGGGGGGTGAGGAGGACGTACGTGGAGCGGGTCTGCTGCGTCCACGGCTGCACGGCGTCCGGGACGGCAGAGCGCTCCATCGTCGCGGATCCGGCGACGACTCCCCCAGGGCCTTCGTAGAGGACGTCGCCCTCGGGGTACTCCAGCTCGCCGGTGGTGGTGTTGAGGACGGGTTCGCCCTGGCCGGGAAGGCTGATGCGGACGGTGTCGATGAGGAGGTTCTTCTCGATGAACGCGACCGCGCCCTTGAGCGCACCGTCCAGCCCGGCCATCAGACACCTGCCTTACCGGTGGCCATGTCGGCGAGCGTCTGAAGCATGGCGCGGGTGAGTTCGTGGGGTGTGCCGTCGAGGTCGTCGCGGTTGAGGGCGGCGCGGCTCAGGGCGGCGGGGTCGATGTTGGCGAGGAACGCTGCAACGGTGTCGCCGGGGTGCTGCTGGTCGCCAACCGCAACGTGCGCAAGGCCGTCGAACTGTACGCCGGCCTGCGGGGTGGCGTAGAGGACGAGGAGCGGTGCGGAGCCGAGGCGGGCCTCCAGGTTGAAGCCCTGGACGCTGCTGCTGACGTCGGTGCCGTCGATCTCCACGCTGCTGCTGAGGCCGTTGGAGGTGAGGCGGACCTGGTGCGGCTTGTCGGCCATGCTCGGGGCGGTCATGCGAAGGCTCCCAGGAGGTCGGGGCGGTCGAAGTGCGGGAGGAACTCTCGCTGGCAGTTCGGGTGAGCCGTGGGGTGGGCGAGGGCGTCGTCGATGCTGCGGTACGTGCCGTCCGCCAGATCGGCATCGTCGTGGCTCCGCCAGCCACAGCCGTTCCCATCACGGACCTGGACGCGGGTGCAGCCGAGCTGTTCGTACGCCGTGGTGACGGCCCCGGCGTTGGCGGTGGTGACGGCCTGCCAGGACAAGGCGGCCGCCGCCCAGGTCTCGACGGGGTGTCTGGCGTCGTTGACGTAGATGACGGTGCCGAGGGGGTGCAGTGCGCGGAGCGCGTCGGGGTCGAAGCTGCCGGCGTCGAACTGGGTGACGCGGGCGCGGGCGGCGTCCTGGGCGGCGCGCAGGAAGGCTTGTCCGCGGCGGATGGCTTCCTGGAGGCAGCCCATGAGGTCGGCGTAGTACTGGGCGGTCAGGGTCGTGACGGTGCTCTGGTGCCGCCGGGTCCAGGACCAGGAGCGGTGGGTGCGGTCGGCCCGGTCGAGCATGGCGAGGGACCCGTCACGGTATGCGGTGGGAAGGTCGGTGGCGGCCCACCGTTCGATGAACGCCCCGGTGTCCCGGCTGAACGCGGCGAGGGCCTGCTGGAACGCGAGGACAGCGGCGCGGATGCGGGCGGCCGCGGCACGCCCGGGCCGGATGGAAGCGAGGGCGGCGAGGAGCCGGTCCTGGGCGTCGGTGAGGATCCGCCACGCGCTCGTGAGACGGCTGACACCACCGCGGATGAAGTCGAGGAGGCGGGCACGGAGAGTGCGGCGGCGGGTGGGGGTGGTCATCGGCGGGGCCGCTCGACGAGCTGGATCAGGCCGAAGCCGCTGCTGTCCTCGTCGTCCGGAACGGTCGGGTCGTCGGGGGCCGGGGGCTTGCCGGACAGCAGCTCGGCCAGTTGCCGTTCGTACGCGGCGATGTTCGCGGAGACGTTGATGGACACGACACCGGACACGGACACGGACCCCGGCGAGGACAGGAGCTCGGCGAGGCGTTCGCGGACGACCTCGATGGCGACCGCACGCCCGGTGCCGAGCCGGGTGTAGCGGGCGGTGAGGTCTGCCAGGTCGGTGCTGCGGCCCAGCTGGGAGAGCAGCCACTCTCGTACGGCTGTGTCCACCGGGTCCTCCAGGTCTGGGAGTGGGCTGGGAAGGGGTGCAGGTGCGGGCCCGGCCTGGCGCCCCACCAGGGGGCGGGCCCGCACACCGCTTACTGGCCGCCGGTGCCCTCAGCGGCGGCCGTCCGGCCCCGGGCCGGCTTCTTGGCCGCGGTCTTGCGTGCGGCCGGCTTGGTGTCGTCGGAGTCCTTGTCGGGGGTCTCGTCGGACTTGGGGTCAGCGCTTCCGGTGTCGTCCGAGGCTGCGCCAGAGGCGTCTCCCCGGCCGTCGCCGGTTGCCGCTGCGGCCGGGACCTTCCCGCCCTCCCACGCGTCCGGGTTCGTGATCAGAGCCGCTAGGCGCGGCTCCGGTTCCTCCCCCGGGTGCAGGAGGACCATCGCGTGACGGTCCGGGTCCTTCACGAACACAGCTGTCCGTAGGGTTGCCATGGGTCACGCCCCGAGGACGGTCGCGGAGATGTGCAGGTCCGGGACGTACAGGGCGGGCATGCCGATCGCGGCACCGCGGGTGTAGATCTGCACCGGGTCGTCGTCGTACTTGGAGACGACGACGATGCCGGGGGCTTCCTGGCGGGTGAGTGCCGGGTTGGTGCCGGAGGTGAATCGGGCGGCCTCGCGGGTGATGCCGTAGAGGGTCTCGGCCCACTCCTGCGGGGACACGTCCGGAAGGATGATCCACTTGTTGTCCGGCATGACGCGCTGGTAGGTGTCGTTGTTCCAGACCTTGACGTCGTAGGTGACGACCGGCGGCAGGCCATAGCGGTCCCGGACGACGTTGACCTCCAGCGGGGACAGTGTCGCCGTGGGAGTGCCGCCGAGAGTGGACGAGCCGTAGTAGGCGCGCCGGTACTCGGCGTTCGCCGCGAGAACCCGCAGGGCCCGGCGGGAGGTGAGGACCTGCTTCGGCTCCGGTGCACCGCCGTCGACGAGGAAGTCGATCCATGCCCGCTCTTCGGAGATCGGGGTGGCGTCCTCGTCGTCCCACATGATCGCGGCGGTGGGCATGTTCTCGGCCGGGACGTTCCAGTCGACGTCCAGTCCGAGGCCGGGAAGGTTGACGGTGCCGGTGGCCAGGAGCTGCCCGCAGGCGAGTTCCTGGGCGGTCTTGATGGACTCGACGTGCCGCTCCACGTCTCCGTACAGCAGCTCGATGTACCGCTCGGTGTCCTGGCCGTGGCTGACGTCGAGGAGGATCTGGTCCATCTCGGAGACCGGGAGGGTCTGACCGAGAGCGGGCAGCATGCCTTCGTTGACGACCTTCTCGGCCTGGCGCTTCGCGAGCGCGGTCGGCGCGTCGTAGGCCCGGAACTTCGCGGCGTTGACGCGGCGCTTCGCGGACTCGGCCTTGAACTTGACGGCCTGGATCTGCCGCTCGGGCAGGATCTCCCGGGTCAGCCGGTACTTCGCGGGGGTGTCGATCTCCCGGGCGAAGACCGTCAGGTCTTCGTCGTTGGTGTCGCGCAGGAGGATCTCGAGGTTCTGCTCCATGACGGTCTCCTCCTACCGGTAGTGGATGTTGACGCCGGGCTCGGTCGCGGCGACGTCGCTGGGGTCGAACGGGATGGGGCACTTGTCGGCGAAGACCTCGCCGTGCCACAGCAGCGCTCCGGCGGCCTTGGTGCTGCCGGGGTTGAACGCGATGCTGGAGACGAGGAACCCGGCAAGGACCTGGGTGCCGTCGGACGCGGATGCTCCACCACCGGCGGTGGCTGTGGCGACGGTGACGGCGGGGCTGGTACCGCCGGTCAGGGACGCGGCGGAGGCGGTCATCTGGGCGACGTCGTCGCCGAGGTACTGGCCGACGAACGTGACGGTGATGACGCTGCCCGGGTGGGGGCCGCCGGTCACGGTGACGTCGCCGACCTCGACGTTGGAGAGGTTCTCCAGGGCGGTCTGCACCTGGGCGGCGGTCGCGTTGTACGGGATGCCGGCGGTGGTCTGCCCGGAGAACGTCAGCGTGTACGTGCCGCCGGTGGGTCCGCCGGTGACGGTGACGGTCTGCGCTTCGGAGCGGGGCCCGGAGTACGGGGCGTACAGCCCGGAGGCGGCGACCTTGCCCAGGGGGATGCCGGAGCGCATGACGTTGCGGCGCTGGAGCAGGGTGCCGGGGGTGTAGTGGACGCCCTCGGTGAACTTGCTCAGGTCGAGGGTGATGGTGTTGGTGTCCTGCACTCCTACCAGAGACGCGAGCCACGGCCGGTCGGCGGTGACTTCGCTCGAGTAGGAGAGCGGCTGGAAGTCGTTCACGACTGCCTCTCCTCGTGGTGATGCGGTGTTTGGCATCGGCACCCGTAGGTGCGCGTCCACGAGGAGCGGGCGTGGTCCCAACCTCGGCGTGACGGCCGAGAAGACTCAGGTCAGGCGGCGGGCTTGTGTCCGCGGAGGCGGGCCATTTCGCGGCCGCGGTCTCCGGGCTTGCTGCCCCCGGACTGCCGGGAGGGGGGTGGGCCGGCGGTGGCGCCGTGCGGGGCCGGGGGA